CTATGTCTTGCAAAATTTCGCCTTTAAAAATTAATTTTGTCATAATATCTTTCCTTTTGTTGTTAGACTTAATTGTCTAAGACTAAGCTAAATTAATTAGCTTAGTTTCGATTATTAAAATCTCGTCAGTTAGACTTACTTAATGTTATTTTTAAATGAGGTATAACCAAGTTCTTTTTTAATTCTTTTAATCTCTGATTGGTGATACCTTAAATCCTCTTGAAGTTCTTTTTTGTATTTACTCATAGACCTTTCTTCAGTCCATTCCACAAAAACTATTTCATCATTTTCAATTTCTTTTTTCATAATATCTTTCCTTTTGTTGTTAGACTTGATTGTCTAAGACTAACTAAGCGAACTTAGTTAGTTTCGATTATTAAAATCTCATCAGTTAGACTTACTTAATGTTATTTTTACAAGAATTGTGACCTTCGATAAAGCTAAACATACTTTTAACATCTGCAAAACTTTTATAAGTTTCCTCATATGTATCTTTGAATCGAATTGTTATTCTAGGACCGTAATGTGCGTTATTAACTAAGTGAACTGAGTCAATTAGAGAAGGCGCAAAATATCTTGTACCATTTTGCTCAATCCAGTTAATAAACTCTGCGATTTGAGAAGCAAGGTAGTATTTGTTATTGCCTTGCAATCTAATGCCATGAGTTTGTTTGAGATTTTGACGCAATATCAAGTCATCTCTTTCAATTCTCTGTTTATGAGTAATAATAGATTCATTGAAAAAATCTAATTTTTGATTGTGATGTTCTAAATATTTATCGTTTAGCTTTTGAAGTCTGTTATAATGTTTATCAGTAAAATTCATAATTTTTCTCCTTGTTATAAATGTTAAAGACTAACTAAGCGAACTTAGTTAGTTTCGAATAATTAAATTCTCGTCAGTTTAACTTGTAAGGAAAAAAATATTATTCTTTCGTCCTGCTCTTTAGTTCTGCTCTTAGAGTGAAGGATTTGGTCAGACGATATTCAGTCCCTATTTTACGCTACTTGGAACAACCTAGAGGTCAATCAGCTTAACTTAAATATGCAAGTTGTCTTTGCTTCTCTAACTGACTGCCTCGTGGGTCTTTGTATGATTTGAGAGCCAGAATTAGTTATCTCTCGGTGCGTCAGTAACTACAATATCCCATGATTGATTCTTATTGTCAAATTAAAATATAGCAAATTTACACTATTATTTTTGATTGCATTTGCTCTTTTAGATTGCATTAATAAAAATGGTGTTTGCTATCTATTATGTATAAACTTTTTAACGATTGCATTATTGCAAATCATCACAAGCGTTTTTATTTGTTTAATTAAATCAATAGTTTAGAAGATTGCATGATTGCATTTCGTAACATTTACACATTGAAACGCTCTTAAAGATTGCACGATTGCATTTCTATTTGTGCTTATATAAGCACAATAGATGCAACTTGCTATTTGAGTATTATTGAATCTTTTTTATTTTATATTTATATTATGAGTCTAATTAATTACATGAAAGCGAAACAACATGGCAGGACAACCAATAACAAGAAAAGCAATTGAACATTTAAAAAACATAGGCATTGAGTCTTTGGACCAGAGATTGCTCGAAGCATTATCCGAAGGGTATTCTTTCAATCAGATTATAAAAGGCAAGTGTCCGCTTCTTAAAGACTTCACAAGACCTGGAAAAGATAGTCTGACTTGGTTCGTGTTCTATAAGTATTTAGACTTACCTCGTGCTTCTTCTAACGGTAACTTTAAGGAAGAAGTTATGCGTGTGAGAGAACAAGCACAAAAAGAAATAGCACACAAAACACTTGAGGAAGCCATTGAGATTGCGGACAATGTGGATTTAGATAGCGACTCAATTAATAAAGCTAAATTACAAATTGATACTAGGAAATGGAAAGCTGGTTCTTACAATTCGCAGTTTAAAGCAGGAAACTCAACGGATGTTAAAGTAAATATATCAACCCAGGATTTGCATTTAGAGGCATTGAAGATAAATAAATGATGTCAACTTCCTACAGCAAATAGACAAAAAGCCCCCCTTTCTTTTTTCTCGCTACTGTTGTTATAGCTTAGATACTCGCACACTAATTTGAACATATTCCTGACATAAACTAAAACCACAGTTTAAGTTCAGCTAGACACCCCCCCCTCTTACTTTGTTTGTTTCTATAACTACTTTGCGAAAAATTTTTAGAATCATTATAATAGATAGCAGAAACACTAGATATATAGTGTCAAAATAAGGAATCCTATATGGTTACGAGATATGACGCTCAACATGATGTTCAAGAATTGTTGAATAAAAATTACGCCACCAAAAAAGAAACCAAAAAGACTAATATTAAAGTTTCAGAAAAAAAGAAGAAAACAAATGCAGTCTGACGATATATACGAAGCACAAGATGTAGATGATATGTCAGGCGAAGCAACTGGAGAGTTTGATAATGGAGCACCGTCTGAAGAGGAACTACAATCTATTGTGGGTTCTGCTCTTGATGACGCTGTTGATTTTATTGACAACACAATATCGCCCCTCAGGGCTACGAGCATTGACTACTATCAGGGTAAGCCATTCGGAAACGAAGAAGATGGGCGAAGCCAAGTTATCTCACTTGATGTTCACGACACCATCGCAGACATATTACCCAGTCTTATGCGAATATTCTTCTCAAGTGAAAATGTAGTTGAGTTTGTTCCTTTTGGAAAAGAAGATGTTAAACTAGCTGAACAAGCCACAGATTACATAAACAGAATAGTGTTGCAACAAGACAACGACGGCTTTCCAATTTTTTA